ATAACATCAGTCCTTCTCTTGATAAACTCAGGAAGGCAACTATCAATTGGGTAATGCAACCACTAGGTATAAATACTACTGATAAATATTTGGACAAAAAATTTTGGCTGGAATCTAGCGATCGGCTAATGTATGAGGGCAAGGCTCCTCAACTTGCCGAAACTAAGTCAGCTAGAATGCCTGCCTTCTTCGAGCACTCCAATGTCAATCTCCCCCAATACGCCTGACCTTAATCTTCTAGATGTCAGGGGCATGACAGCTAATGCTATGCTTACTCAATTAGAAGAATCCTTTCCACCCACCAACCCTACACCAGAAGATTCAATGGAAAAAATTATGTACCGATCTGGTCAGCGTAGTGTCGTTGAGTGGGTCATCCAATACATGGAGGATAATTAAATGTCATACACGGCACCAGAGATTGGACTGCTGTCAGCTCACGATTATAATAAAATTCGTACAAGCTTTGACGCTTTTAAAATTAGCCAACAACCAGCAAACCAGCAGCCAGGATATGATCCATTCTCCAGAACTTTCCGCAGTCAATGGGATAGAGCTGCTGCGGAAGCCAAATCGGCGAGGAAGCCTTACAAGTCAGGGGGCTCATACGGTATTGAAGATGAGTACCGTTACTTGGTAGGTGAAACTGATTTCAGACCAACAGTGATGTACTCGGAAGCTTCTACGGCGGATGATGGTGGTAACGATGGACCCACACAGGGTACTTCATCCCGTCCGACTGGGTTCAACCCAACGTACCTACCCACTGATGGTAGCCGAGCTTACGAAGGTATTGCTGGCGGTGTAGATATTTTCACTGAATCTATCGGCCCTGACGGTACTAACTACGGTGTTGGTTTCGGTCCAGGTGACTTACGTCGTGCCCGAGAAGAAGGGTATACCGACACAGCAATCAAGGAATTCCTTGAGCAAAAGTATGGCGGTTTTGCAATCGCAGATCCGATTAAAGCGGAGCTTGGTATTGGACAAGCTGCAGCAGGTGGAGGTGGTACTACTACTACTGATCCTGCTGGATCTGATGGTGATAGTATTGCATCAATGCTTGCCGCTCAGATTGCACAGATGCAGTCAAGTTTTATGCAGAGTATGCAGCAGCAGACTCAACACTTCCAACAAATGCAGGCTGCACAGCAGGAACGTATGGCAGCTTTGCAACAGCAGATGATGCAAGCACAAGTAGCGAACCGTCCACGTGAGCAAGTGTCTGGTGTTAAAACAGCAGTCGGTGAGTCTGGTACTCCTATGCAGATTGCCCGTCGTGGTGTGACTGGTGCATTTAACCGTCGCGGTATGCGAATCTCTAATATTAACGTGTAAGCCATGTCTAATTTTATCACAACCTATGGCGGTAATACAGAAACCATGGCACACAGCGGCCTGGCAGCTGTAAAGAGAGCAGAACGTGCTGGGCTTAGCATCGGTCAGATCCAACAAATGGCTCGTAACCAAGGTATATCGTTTGGATCAGGAGCCCAGGATTATTTCCGTCAAAAGGAGAGGGAACAATTTACAAGTCAAATTTCAAATCTGCAAAAAACTTTTGAAAAACAAATGCAGCAACAAGCTGCTCAGTTTGCTGAAGCACAACGAAGGGATCAAGAAAGAATGCAGCAGATGCAGCAGTCAGCTTTAGAAGCTCAGACTCGGCAAGCTGCTCCCCAACAAACTGCTCAGGTATTGGGTGTCGGTAATTCATTAGGCATCCGACGACCAGGTGCTTCGACTAGGTTCAGCCGCCCGGAGCTACAAATTAAAGCAATGAATATTTAAACCAATGTCAGCTAAAACTCGGTATGACGTTTTATCCAGTGACCGTTCTCAGTTCTTAAACGAAGCTGAACAGGCATCTAAACTGACACTCCCTTATTTGATTCGTGGTCATGAGGAACACTCCTCCGGCATGAAGAATCTCATCACCCCTTACCAAAGCGTTGGCGCGAAAGGTGTAGTTACTCTGGCATCCAAGTTGATGTTAGCTCTACTTCCCGTTCAGACCAGCTTCTTTAAACTACAGCTTGACGAAAGTCAGCTTGGGGAAGAGATGGGACCAGAGATTAAATCAGAACTTGATTTGTCTTTTGCAAAAGTTGAACGAATCATCCTTGAATCTATTGCAGCTACTGATGACAGGGTTGCGGTGCACCAAGCACTGCTACATCTGGTTGTTGGTGGTAACGTTCTAGTATTCATGAGTCGTAAGGGACTAAAAGTTTATCCTTTGAATCGCTTCGTTGTCGATCGTGATGGCAACGGCAACGTGATTGAAATCGTCACCAAAGAACGCATCAACAAAAAACTAATTGAAGACAAACTTCCTGCAGATTATCTACAGAACCAAAAGGCTGGTGATTCTTACGGGGATCACGATGATGAATGTGATGTGTACACACACGTAAGACGAGAGAACAATCGTTTTGTGTGGCACCAGGAAGTATATGATTACAAACTAAAAGGTTCAGAAGGTAAATCACCAGAAGCTACTAACCCGTGGATCCCTCTCCGATTTAACACAGTTGACGGTGAGAACTACGGACGTGGTAGAGTGGGTCAGTTCATTGGTGACCTAAAGTCACTTGAATCACTGACACAAGCCCTGGTTGAAGGCAGCGCAGCAGCTGCTAAGGTAGTATTTGTGGTGAACCCCAGTTCTACCACCAAACCTGCCACCCTTGCTAACGCCGGTAACGGTGCTATCATTCAGGGACGACCGGATGACGTTGCTGTCATTCAGGTTGGCAAGACTGCTGACTTTGGTACTGCCTATCAAATGACTTCTGTCCTTGAACGCCGACTAAGTGAAGCTTTCCTCATTCTCAATGTGAGACAGAGTGAGCGCACAACAGCGGAAGAGGTTCGCATGACACAGATGGAACTGGAACAGCAACTTGGGGGACTATTCTCCCTGCTGACTGTTGAGTTTCTTGTCCCTTACCTCAACCGTAAACTGGATCAGGCTCAGAAATCTGGCGACATCCCACGTCTCCCCAAGAACATTGTGAAGCCGACGATTGTTGCTGGTATCAACGCTCTTGGCCGTGGTCAAGACCGTGAAAGTTTAGGTCAGTTCCTGTCAGTGTTGGCTCAGACTATTGGACCTGAAGCTATTGCTCAGTTCATCAACACAGATGAGGTGATCAAACGCTTTGCTGCTTCTCAAGGTATTGATGTACTCAACCTTGTTAAGAGCATGCAAGAACTGCAAGCTGAACAGCAACAGGCTATGGCTCAACAGCAGGCTATGCTGCAACAACAGCAAGCACCTCAAATGGCAGCTGTTGATCAAAAGGCAGCCCAAGCTGAGATGCAAGCAATGCAACAAGCACAACAACAACCACCTGAATAATAAACATGGCAGAAGTAATGTCAATGATTCCAGATGAAACACCAGCTGGAGAGCTTAATGCTGATGAGCAGGAGTCTCTTCAAGTTGGTGAACAACTGGAAGCCCAGGAAGAACAGCGACTTGCTGGTAAATATAAAAATGCTCAAGAACTTGAGGCTGCTTACATTGAACTTCAGAAGAAACTAGGTGAACAACCTGAGGCTGAGGAGCAAGTAACAGAAGAGCCTCAAGAGGAAGAACAAGCTTCTACTGAATCATTGTTGGATCAGCTTTGGGAGCAGTCTAAAACAGAAGAGTATGATGAACAGACTCTGAAAGAGATTGCAAAAGCAGATCCATCTGAGTTGGCTAAGCTGTATTTGGAGTATCGTAACAAATCAGAATCAAATACTGAGCCACGGATGACTCAAGAATACGCAAACAGTTTGAGAGAAGCTGTTGGTGGTGAGAAAGAGTACAATCAAATGCTTGGTTGGGCTGGTCAAAACTTGACTGACCAGGAGATTGAATCGTACGATGCTATCATGGACAAAGGTGATCCTGCTGCTGCATACTGGGCAGTGCAGGCTTTGTCCTACCGCTACCGTGATGCTAATGGCTCTGAAGGAGATCTTGTACAAGGTAAAGCACCCTCACAAGGCGGTGGGTTCCGCAGTCAAGCGGAGCTAGTACAAGCCATGGCAGATCCACGCTATGATCGCGACCCTGCTTACCGTCAGGACGTGATTAAAAAACTCGAACGGTCTAACGTTGAATTTTAATGACCACTATTACTGAAGATGGAGGTCGTCTAAACCTCTACGCAAAAGAACCACCTATTGAGATTATGGACGTAACTGAAACTCACAATGAAAAGGCTGAGAAGCTTAACGGTCGTGTTGCTATGCTTGGCATCATGGCGGCTATCGGTGCCTATGCAATCACTGGTCAAATTATCCCCGGAGTCTGGTAATGGTTTATGACCCTAACCGCGCTACTGACGAATATTTTAAACAAGTTCAGAGTAGTTTTATGACGGGTGCTGCGTCTAACCCAGAGGCAGCCGCTGGGCAACCACTTATTAAACCTCAAAACAAACTTGCTCAGTACATTAAATTTAAATCTGGTGTAAGTCCAGATGTGTCTGCCCCAAAAACTAAAATTAAATCACCCATGTCTCGAAATGAAAAAAACTTACGTCGTCGTCAAGGGAGGGACTAAGTAATGCCACAAGGTAAAGGTACATACGGTACAAAAAAAGGTCGTCCACCGAAGAAAAAGTGATGGCTAAAAAAGGACTTTACGCAAACATCCATGCTAAAAGGATGCGGATCAAACAAGGATCTGGTGAAAAAATGAGAAAGCCTGGGTCTAAAGGAGCACCCACGGCTGCTAACTTTAAACGCTCCGCAAAAACTGCTAAAAAAAAGTAACTTATTAATTATGAAATCTATTATTGCTGCCGGTTTCCTCCTCGGCTGTGCCCACGGCGCTATTGCTGGTCCCTACGCAAACGTTGAAGCCAACTCTGGTTTTGTCGGATCTGATTATGGTGGTTCTGTCACCGATGTTCACGTTGGTTACGAAGGTGCTAACTGGTATGTCCAAGGCGGTCCTGCTCTCCTCGCCCCTGATGATGGTGATGGTGATGTTGAACTGTCTGGTAAGATTGGTGGTAGCTACCCCGTGAGTGAAGCTCTGTCTGTTTACGGCGAGTTCTCTTTCCTCACTGGTGATGATGACAATAACTATGGTACCAAAGTTGGTGCTAAGTATAACTTCTGATATTTAATACAGCCCTCCACTGGACGTGAGCCTTGGGAGGGCTTCATTAAAGTGCTCAAATACATACCCTTGAAAACCACAACCCTGCACTTTTAATGACCGCTGTACTTCAACAACAACAGAGGTCTACCTGGGACGAGTTTTGCTCCTGGGTAACCTCTACTAATAATCGACTTTACGTTGGCTGGTTCGGTATCCTTATGATTCCCTGCCTGCTGGCTGCTACAATTTGTTTCATCACTGCATTCGTTGCAGCACCCCCTGTAGATATTGATGGAATCCGTGAACCCGTATCAGGCTCCCTCCTCTGGGGCAACAACATCATATCCGGCGCAGTCGTACCCAGTTCAAACGCAATTGGGCTTCATTTCTATCCCATCTGGGAAGCCGGTACACTTGACGAATGGCTTTACAACGGCGGACCGTATCAGTTGGTCGTCTTCCATTTCCTTATCGGTGTCTTCGCTTACATGGGACGAGAATGGGAACTTAGCTACCGGCTAGGTATGCGCCCCTGGATCTTTGTTGCCTACTCCGCACCTGTAGCTGCTGCTACTGCCGTGTTTCTTGTCTATCCCTTTGGACAAGGATCCTTCTCTGACGGAATGCCCCTCGGCATCTCCGGTACTTTCAACTATATGCTGGTCTTTCAGGCGGAACATAATATCCTTATGCATCCATTCCATATGCTGGGAGTTGCTGGCGTCTTCGGTGGCGCTCTGTTCTCTGCTATGCATGGCAGTCTGGTTACCTCCAGCCTTATCCGTGAGACTACTGAAGAGGTAAGTCAAAACTATGGTTACAAATTCGGACAAGAGGAAGAGACTTATAACATTGTTGCCGCTCATGGTTATTTTGGTCGTCTTATCTTCCAGTACGCCAGCTTCAACAATAGTCGTAGTCTGCATTTCTTCCTGGCTGCTTGGCCTGTGGTGGGAATCTGGTTCGCAGCACTAGGTGTGAGCACCATGGCGTTTAACCTTAACGGGTTTAACTTCAATCAATCTATTACTGAGAGTCAAGGACACGTGATCAACACGTGGGCTGATATTCTCAACCGTGCCAACCTCGGCTTTGAGGTGATGCATGAGCGGAATGCACATAACTTCCCGCTTGATCTTGCATCCGTGGAGACAACTCCCGTGGCATTGATGGCTCCTGCCATCGGTTAATCATTCGTACGTTCATCTATGTTTGACGTTCAAGTATCTGACGGAGCCGCTCGTATAATTCGAGACGCTCTTCGTATGTATAAACAGCAGTGGCCTGGTGGTCACCCACAAGAACAAACAGATATTGAGTTTTTGGAAATGCAGTTTACACGAATGGTGCTTGAAGCATCCATAGACGCATGACCTCCTAAGCATGGAACGGGGCTTAGGTTTTACTAGGTACGAACTCATGTCTAACATCGTTATCCGCTACATCGCAAACGCTAAGAAAAAAGCAGACAACTACAAGGTTGATGCTCTTCGCTATCGTGGTGTAGTTTACAAGCAACTGGTTAAGTAAGCTTACAGGGGGGTGCAAGTCCCCCCACCAGTCTTTGGCATTGGCCCGTACGCGGACACCCTTTGCCGAACCGGTTTGGTAGAGACCTTAATTTTTTACCACAAAAATTTTTTATATCAATCGATTGGTAGTGTTTTATATTTAAGTATTAATTACTACAATGGCTTTTCAATCTTCTACGAACCCCGCGCAGCTTACGCGCCAGGGTCAAAATAACGGCACGGGTGACGCCCGCGCTCTTTACCTGAAGCTCTTTTCCGGAGAAATGTTTAAGGGCTTCCAGCATAACGCGATCGCTCGTGATCTGATTATGCGCCGTACTCTTAAGAACGGCAAGAGTCTCCAATTTATCTACACGGGTCGCACAAGCGCTGAGTACCATACCCCTGGTAACAGCATC